TACTCCTTTATACGATCACAACAACTACATGAAAATTGAGGGTGAGATACGAAAGGCAGGTGTTTCCGATGACTACAGTTGATGCTATGGCTGATGAAATTATGAAGGGACTGACAGAATATGCAGACCTTGCGGAAGAGGGCATGAAAAAGGCGGTGAAAAAGACTGCAAAATCTGTAAAAGACGAGATCTCCGCCAATGCTCCAAAACGTACAGGCACCTATGCAAAAAGCTGGTCGGCAAAGAAAACCAAGGAAAACAGCCATTCTCTTGAAATGACTGTTCATTCTAAAAACAGGTATCAGCTGGCACATTTATTGGAGAAAGGCCATGCCAAGCGTGGCGGTGGTCGTGTATCTGGAAAACCGCATATTGCTCCTGCAGAAGAAAACGGTGTGCAGTTGTTAGAACATTTGATCGTGGAGGCGTTGTCATGACTTACGAACAAATCAATGAGATGATGCAGGAGATGGGGCTGCCTTTCGCCTACCATCATTTTGCCGAAGGCGAAAGTCCTGAACCGCCTTTTCTGCTGTTTTTATCCCCCGGAGAAAATACATTTTCGGCGGATAACTCCATGTATTTCAGCTTTAAAATGCTGGATATTGAACTCTATACAGACGTTAAGAATCCTGAACTTGAAATACAAATTGAACAGGTTCTGAAACGTCATAAAATCTATTACACAAAATCAGAAGTATGGATAGAGTCGGAAGGGATCTATGAAGTGCTTTATGAAACGGAGGTATAACCTATGGCAACAAGCAAGAAGAACAAAGTCAAATTCGGTTTGCAGAATGTCTACTGGGCAAAAATCAATGAATGGGGCGAAGACACTGACGGCAACAAAACTGTTCCGGCATATGGTCCTTCAAAGCACCTCCCCGGTGCTGTATCGCTGTCTATTGATGCAAATGGAGAGAGTGAAAATTTTTTCGCGGATAACGGTGTTTACTACGTCATCAACAATAACGCAGGATATACAGGTGACCTTGAAATCGCCCTTATCACAACCGAATTTGCAACTGAAATCTTAGGAGAAATCCTTGATAACAACGGCGTTCTGGTAGAAAAGAATGATACGGAACTTGCACAGTTTGCATTGATGTTTGAATTTTTGGGCGATAAGCACCATATCCGTCATGTGATGTACTGCTGCAGTGCTTCCCGTCCTGCAACGGAATCTGCAACAACAGAGGAAAGCACGGAAGTCAAGACAGAAAAGCTGTCGCTGAAAGCGACCCCTTTGCCGACAGGTCTTGTAAAGTCCAAGACAACGGAAAGCACCACAGAAGCGGTTTACAACAACTGGTTCAAGATGCCGTATAACCCTGATACGACAGTTAAGTCTTCTGCGAAGTCATCATAAGGAGGTATTGTTATGGCTATTCAAAAAAACATTACAATTGATGGTATTGAAGTACCATTCAAGGCAAGTGCGGCAGTTCCAAGACTGTATCGTTTGAAATTCCGCAGAGATATTTATAAAGACTTTGCAGCACTAAAAACTGAAGTCACTGAGGGTGATGAAAACAAAAGCGAAATCGGCATTGAAAGCCTTGAAGTCTTTGAAAATATCGCCTATATCATGGCAAAACACGCTGACTCCAATGTTCCTGATAACCCTGATGATTTTCTGGAACAGTTTAACACGTTTAGCATTTATGAGATTCTTCCTCAGCTTATCGAACTCTGGGGACTGAACACCGCAACGCAGGTAGAGTCTAAAAAAAACATCGCCAGACTGACCGCCCGATGACAACCCCTCTTTTTCTCCTGAGATGCAAACAGCTCGGTCTTTCTATGACCGAGCTGGATTTGCTTACGATTGGACTGATCAATGATATGTTCACGGAACGTGAAAATGATGAGTATTCAGGGTGGAATGAACTTGCTTCTCAAAGTGATATGGATATGTTTTGATTACAAGTCATTTTCCTGTATTCTTTTTTGAGCAATGCCGTATACTTCTTCATCGGCTCTGGCACCAATTACAATAATCAGCATCTTATCATTTTGCTTGACAACTTTGTATACGACTCTAAGACCTGCACTTTTCAGTTTGACTTTCAGAAAGCCAGTTAGGTCATTGCCGTTTTTGTTTCCAAGCGGTTTTCCATACCCGCCTTCATAAACAGGAAGCGGATTTTGTTTCACTTTCTTGATTGCTTTTAAGACCAGTATTCTTTGACTTCCGTCAAGCGATTTTAAATCACTTTCGGCTTCCGGCAGATATTCTACTTCCCAATTCATTCAAATTCTACCTCATCAAAGTCGGTTAAATCATCGTCTGTGATTCCGAGTTCTTTCATAACTTGTTCTTCCGAAATTGTTTCTTCCGGATTGAATTTTTCCATTCGTTTTACAGCCAGAGTGAGTAAGCGGGCATCATTCACTTCATCCATCAGGCTGACATATTCATCCGGAGAAAGAAGTACACATTCCGGTGCATTGTTTTTCATAACAACTTTTGCACCGCTGTTTTTGACATCCTGAAAAATTTTTCCTGCAAGTCCACGATTGAACTGCGAAATAGAAATAGTATTTTGAATTGCTGCAATAATATTCATACGCTACACCTCCACTTATAGTATACGTCATTTTTGCAGAAATGTCAATAGATTTACTGATAAAAAAACTGATTATTTTATTTGAATCGAGGTGAAACCACAGTGGCAAACAGAATCAAGGGCATCACCGTTGAGATTGGCGGTGATACGACCAAGCTGTCCAAGGCTCTGGAAAGTGTCAATAAGAACATCAAAAACACTCAAATACAGCTAAAAGACGTAGAGAAACTCCTGAAACTTGACCCGAAAAATACAGAACTTCTTTCACAGAAACAGAAACTTCTTGCCGACAGTATTTCTGCCACAAAAGATAAACTTGCAACGCTGAAAACTGCCGCAGAACAGGCAAATACTGCTCTTGCAAATGGCGACATCTCACAACAGCAGTATGATGCCTTACAGCGTGAAATTGTCGATACGGAAAACGAACTGAAAAGACTTGAAACGGAAGCAAAAAATGCAAATTCTGAACTTGCTAAAATCGGTGAGGCAGGACAAGTTCTACAGAATGCAGGCGATAAAATTTCAGGTGCAGGAGAAAAACTTCTGCCTGTTACCGCAGGTGTGACGGCTCTCGGAACTGCTGCTGTGAAAACCGCCTCCGACTTTGATTCTGCAATGTCAAAGGTTGCCGCTGTATCATGTGCAACGGGTGATGATTTACAGGCTTTGCGTGATAAAGCAAGAGAAATGGGTGCAAAAACAAAGTTTTCAGCGTCAGAAGCTGCTGAAGCTATGAACTATATGGCAATGGCGGGCTGGAAAACAAACGATATGCTGTCTGGCATTGACGGCATTATGAATCTTGCGGCGGCATCCGGTGAGGACTTAGCCACGACCTCTGATATTGTTACAGATGCATTGACCGCTTTCGGCTTAACAGCTGCTGACAGCGGACATTTTGCCGATGTGTTAGCGGTGGCATCAAGTAATGCAAATACCAACGTTTCCATGCTTGGGGAATCTTTCAAATACTGTGCTCCGATTGCAGGTGCTTTGGGGTTCTCCTGTGAAGATACCGCTGAAGCACTTGGCTTAATGGCAAATGCCGGTATCAAGTCTACACAGTCCGGCACTTCCATGCGTTCCATTATGACTGCACTTTCAGGTGAAGTCAAATTCTGCTCTGCCGCCTTTGGAGAAATGGAGATTGCAACTTCCAATTCAGACGGTTCAATGCGAAGCCTTTCTGATATTTTAGCAGACTGCAGGGTTGCATTTGACCAGATGTCAGAATCTGAAAAAGCAAGTGCCGCAGAAACTCTTGTGGGCAAAAATGCCATGTCGGGCTTTCTTGCTCTGATGAATGCTGCACCTTCGGATATTGATAAATTATCAGGAGCCATTGCAAACTGTGATGGCACTTCACTTTCGATGGCAGAAACCATGCAGGACAATCTCGCAGGACAGCTTACCATTTTGAAGTCCCAGCTGGAAGAACTGGCGATCTCTTTCGGCGAAATTCTGATGCCTGTTATCCGTGACATCATCACCAAAATACAGGGATTTGTGGACAAACTCAACGCTCTTGACCCTGCAACCAAGCAAACCATTCTCAAAATCGGACTGATGGCTGCGGCTTTAGGTCCATTGCTGATCGTTGTTGGTAAAACAATTTCTTCTATCGGAAGTATGATGACATTCATTTCAAAAATCCCGACCATGATCGCAGGTGCAAAGACGGCATTTTCTACCCTTGGTGCGGCAATCGGCAGTATTTCTGCTCCTGTCGTTGCGGTTGTTGCAGTAATTGCTGTACTTATTGCAGCATTTGTAAATCTATGGAACACCAACGAAGACTTTAAAAACAGCATTCTTTCCATTTGGGAACAAATAAAGTCCACCTTTGAACGTCTGACATCAGGCATTGTTGACCGAATCAATGCACTCGGATTTGATTTTCAGAATTTCGGTGAACTGCTAAAAGCGATGTGGAACGGATTATGCAGTGTGCTTGCACCTGTGTTTGAGGGCGTATTTCAGCATATTTCGGATATTTTCACTTTTGTGACGGATACCATTTTAAGCGTTCTTGATGTATTTATCGGCTTGTTTTCGGGAAACTGGGAGCAGTGCTGGAACGGCATCAAGGGCATTTTTACTGCTATCTGGGATTTTGTTGTTAACAAGTTCAGCAATATTCTGAATGTTCTTCGTGGCGTGGCAGATGTATTTCTCGGTTGGTTCGGGACATCATGGAATGAAGTGTGGACATCAATTAAGGATTTTTTTGTTGGCATCTGGGACAGCATTTGTTCTGCGTTTCATTCTGTCGCTGATTTCTTCACAAACATCTGGATTGCGATTTCTACATTTTTTACAACGATAGCGACTGCAATTTATACCACAGCGGTTACGATTTTTACCTCTGTCTACGACTTTTTTGCAGGAATCCTGACCGGTATCCACGACTTTTTCGCCAATATTTTCAATGCAATTTGGACAGTCATTTCAACTGTCTGCACAGCCATTTACGACACGATTTCAAGCATCTGGAATGCCATTTACAGCTTTATTTCTCCGCTTTTGGAAGCGTTCCAATATCTGTTTGAAACCATTTTTCAGGCAATTCATATCATCATCAGCAATGTGATGGATTGGATCTCGGAAAAGATACAGACTATATGGAATGCAATTGTTGCATTTCTCACGCCTCTGCTTGAGGGCATTAAAGCGTTCTTTGAAACGATGTGGAATGCTATTTATACAGCAATTTCAACGACATTAAGCACTATTTCAAGTGTTGTTACATCGGTCTGGAACGCAATTTCAGGTTTCATTTCCGGTGTGATGAACACGATTCATTCCATTATTTCGAGTGTGTGGAACGCCATCAGCGGTGCTGTTTCAAGTATCGTCAATGGAATTAAAAGCACTGTATCTTCCGTCTGGAACAGCATTTCTTCCACCATTTCATCGGTGATGAATACCATTCATTCGACTGTAACAAGCATCTGGAATAACGTGAAATCATCTGTTTCAAACGTTATCAGCGGCATTTATTCCACGATTAAGGGGGAATTTGACAATGCGGTGAACTATGTCAAAGGGCTTGCATCAGATGCGTGGAACTGGGGACGGGATATTGTTTCCAACATCATTGATGGCTTGAGAAGTATGATCGGCAGTCTTGCCGACAGTGTATCAAATATTGCTGATACGATCCGCAGTTATTTGCACTTTTCCGTTCCTGACGTAGGTCCGCTGACCGATTTTGAAAGCTGGATGCCTGACTTTATGAACGGCTTGGCGGACGGTATCAACAAAAGCAAAAAGGTCGTAGCTAAGGCGGTTTCAGGTGTTGCAAATACAATGAGAGTAACGCTCAATTCTGATCTTAACTACAATCTTGACGGAATGACAGGTGCGATTATGAATGGCACTTCTGAAAATTCGGTGGTCAACAATTACTATCAAAACGACAACAGCCGCACAGTGAATCAGACCAACAATAGCTCGAAATCACTGTCACGGCTGGAGATTTATCGGTTGACGAGGAATGCGGTTAAAGGATAGATTTACCTTTGGCTAACGATTTGTACTCTTCAATGCTTATTTCTTTTACAACTTCTGTCGGGTAACCGATACAAGTAAAGCCTAAGTCATAAGCTTTCTCTATATCATCCGAAGAAGTAATCATAATTAAAGGTTCACTGTCTTCTGTTATGCAGCTTTTGAACACTTTGCATTTCATGCCGAAGTAGTCAGCAGTAAAGTAATCCATAATTTCCTCTTTTCTTATACACAAGGTCTTATTACTGTTTGTCTTTCTCTATGTACTTTTTATATGCCGCATCAATGCGTATCTTCAAGGCGTTATAATCATTAACGCCAGAAATGAAGCTGTAGCAAGGAGCATTGATGTCATTACAAGGACAGGTTTCCCCATAATCTTTGAAGAATTCTTTTTCATAATATTCTGTTACGAACTCAAGGACATTACTATTTACATCCTCATCCCAAAACTTACCATCTAAAACAAGAATTAAGTATTCAGAACCAGTCATAAGTCCATCACGAACTTTTTGACAGGCTTGTCCATCAGCGTTTTCTCCTTGAAGATTATTATCAATTATCCATTTTATAAAAAGACCAATATGGTTAGAAGCTAACAGCCATATATCGTTAATTTGTTTTTGCGAAAATTCTCCTGAAATATTGTGTGTTTCTTTATACAGCTTCGCTGCACTTTCCCAATGCCAATCCGCTCTGTCAATAGCCATACTTGCCTCCAAAAATTAAATTTACCGTCGTATACGGTTTTCTATATTATACCACATCCACCCACAAATTTCAAGGAGGTACACCTATGTTTTTTACTCTCATTATTCAAAACGAAAACGGTGAACAGATTGATATGACAGCAACTGCAAATCGCTATATGACTTCAAAAATCTCCGGTCTGCACCCGCCACCCGGCACGGTCAGTACATCAAGCTATGCCGGCATGGACGGCTCATATCTGAACAACGCTTTTATTGAAAAGCGAAATGTAGTCATTCCTTTTGAAATGCGTGGCTTTGATGTGGAACTCCGCAGGCACGAACTGTATCGTGTGGTCAAGCCGTCCAGATATATCAAGATTTACTACTCCACAAAAAATATTTCTGTGTATGCTGAAGGTATCGTGGAAACCTGCGAAGTGGAGAATTTTGAAAAGCTGACCAATGGGCAGATCTCCATTCTCTGCCCCGACATTTATTGGTATTCCACTGAAACGCAGATTGCGGAATATTCCCGTGTCAGAGGTGCATTTCATTTTGTCTGTCCTGACAATGATGAACCATTTCCGATTGGTATGTACAACACGCAGGATATGATGACCATCAATAACAGCGGTGATGAGGTCGGATTCACCCTTGAAATCAGCGGAGGACCTGCGAAAAATCCAACCATTTACAACGCTCTGACGGACGAATATATGCAGATTTCTGGCGATATTCAAAAAGGTGATGTGATTGCTATAACCACGAAAACAGGCAACAAAACCGTTCTTCTGGAGCGTGAGGGCGTTGTGACAAATATCATCAACCGGCTTGTTTCAGGTTCAACATGGCTGAATCTGAAAACGGGTGAAAATAAATTCTATGTCCGTGCGTCAGATGGTTTAAATAACCTCAAAGTCTGCCTGATACATCGCAATGCGTACTTAGGAGTGTGAAAATGCAGATTGAAATTTACAATATGACTGTCTTAAATGATAAACTGAATATTTCACTTGAGGCTGTCTGCGACAGCTTTTCTTCGCTTTTGTGGGATATTGAATACTACAAATGCGGTGCTTTTGAAGTGTACATTGCTGCATCTCTCCGAAATATTGAGATTTTTCAGACAGGCAGAATTGTCGGTCGTGATGACGATAAGGAGCATTTCGGGCTGATTGAATCCGTGGAACTGGAAACCGATTCAGAAGACGGCGACTATCTCATTATCAAGGGACGGTTTCTGATGTGTTTACTTGAACGCAGAATCATCTATCCCACATTAAATTTTACAAAACTCGTTTCATATTCTCAGATTATAATGAATGTGGTGCAGTATAACGCTTGTACATCGAGTATCAGAAAAATTCCGGGACTTGTTGTCGGCTGTTCGTCAGGTACTTGTTGGGATGCAAAAACAAAATTGCAGGTAAGCTATGATAATCTGATGGAATGGGTGTACACCATTTGTGAAAAAATCGGCGGAACTGCAAATATACGTCTGAGTAAAACCAATAATGAGCAGTATGAAATGATTTTTGAACTTTTACAGGGTACTGACAGAAGTATATTACAGGAAGTAAATCCGCACATCATTTTCTCTGACAGGTATAACAATCTACTGTCCTTCACCTATTTTACAGATACCTCAGTCAAGAAAAATTACGCCTATGTTCTGGGAAAAGGCGAAGGTGAAAAACGCAAGAGAACCACATATTTTGAAGGAACAGAGCCTTCTTCTCTCGAACGCTATGAAGTGTATATTGATGCAAAAGACATCTCAGATGAAGAACAGGAAAATGGCGAAACAAAACCATTATCCGAGGAAGAATATTCGGAACTTCTGAAAGAGAAAGGAAAACAAAGTCTTGTTCCCATAACAATGAAATCAGAATCACAGATTGCAGTACAGTCCACACAGTTTCAATACGGTGTGGACTATTTTGTTGGCGATTTTGTCACCGTAGAACATCACAGGTTTGGAATCAGACAGAATAAAATACAGCTTGTCGGAATGATTGAGAGCTTTGACCACAACGGCAGAAATTTAACACCGACATTTAAGGAGGCTTAACATGGCATTTTCATTCGGATTTTTCAATTCTAAAAATCTTGACAGAACATATACTGCTGAGAATTTTAATGACTATCTCGGCAGTATTATCTGTGACGGAATTCAGGACAACTTCGGGCAGTGTTTCAAGCTGTCTGCAAGCAAATTGAAACTGACAATCGGCAGCGGAAAGGCTTGGATTCAGGGGCATTATTTCATTTCGGATACGGCATACACCTATGATTTATCTCGCTATGTGGACGAATCCCTGCCGAGATATATGGCGGTTGGAATTTGTTGCAACACTTCTGAAAACGTCCGTAATGTCAGCTTTGAAATTCTCGCCGGAACTCCTGCCACCAATCCTGCAATACCGAGATTTCAGAATACAGATTACAAGAAATATCTCACCCTTTGCATTATTAGACTTGATGCGGGAACGTCAGAACTCAGCATTACAGATTACAGAGAAAACAATAATTTCTGCGGATATGTCCGCTGTATTCTTGGCAAATGCAAGGTTACAGATATGCTTTCGCAGCTTTCTGAAATTCAGACGCAGATAAAAGATTACAACATCACAGTCGGTCAGCTGACAACAAAGATAAACGAGTTAAAGCTGAAAATTGATGAGATGACAGGCGATGTGGTTTCTATCGGAAAATGCGGTCAAAGCGTGGATTTTGTACTTTATTCGGACGGCAGACTGCTCCTCAAAGGCACAGGGGCAACATTCGATTATTCTACTGACAGCAATCCGTCACCGTTTCAGAATAATTCCAATATCAAGTCAGTTATTGTTTCAGAGGGCGTGACAGGCATTGGTGAACGCCTTTTTCAGTATTGTGATAACTTAAAAACAGTATCACTTCCGACAACGCTTACAGCAATCAAAAAGGCTGCATTTCTGCCGCATATTGATGGATATATTTATCATCAGAGTCTTAATGGCTTAACGGAACTGAAGATTCCGGAACGTATCACGGAACTTGGCGTAAACGCATTTGCAGGAACGGCAATCAAGTCCGTAACCGTTCCGTCCTCTGTGGTAACCGTAGGTGCAATGGCATTCAGTGAGTGTCAGTATCTTGAAACGGTGAGATATGGCGGCAAAGTCATTAGTGACAGAATGTTTGTACGATGCACAAAACTAAAAAACCTTACGCTTACCCGAAACGTCAAGGAAATTGTGGGCGGCTGTTTCAATTACTGTGAATCTTTGACCACAATCACTTATGAGGGTTCTCTTGCTGATTGGAACGCCGTGAAGAAAAATACAAACTGGGACAGCCATGCAGTTGATATCGAATCTCCGCTTTCAAAAATCCAGTGCCTTGATGGATACATGGAATATGTCACAAGCACGAAAACATGGAAAGAGGTGAAAGCATGATAAAATTTCTTGTAAAAGGTCAGAATATTGAAACCTTGGAGCATGAAGTCATTGCCGCAGACCAGATCACTTTTGTAAAGATACATTTTGTGTTCGATAATAACTGGAAATCGCTGCATAAGGTGGTGCAGTTCACACAGGACGAAAGTACTTACAACCGAGTTCTTGGAACTGAGGAAACAAGCTGTTTTCTGCCGTCAGAATTGCTTGCGGGTACTGTAAAGATGTCATTGTTTGGCTATGATACAGCATCAAAAGAAACGGTAAGAGCAACAACGATTGTAAAAACTTTGCACATCAGACCATCGGGATTTGAGGGCGAAAACAGCAACGTTCCGCCTACTCCTGATTTGTATCAACAGCTTTTGCAGAAGATACAATCTGCATCTAAAGGAACTGACGGCAAGTCAGCCTATGAAATTGCTGTAGAACACGGATTTGTAGGCACAGAGACTGAATGGCTGGAAAGCCTCAGAGGGGCTGACGGTAAAGATGGCTTGCCTGGAAAAGACGGTAAAAATGGTGTAGATGGCAAAGACGGAATAACACCTGATATGTCAAGCTATGCAACAAAAACAGATATTGCAGAGCTGCAAAAACAAATTGAAAGCATTTCCGGAATCAGTTATATTTCTGTATTTGAAAGCGGTTCTGATACTTTGCAGAAATACAGTGACAGCATCTACACTTATTACAACGATGGCTGCAGGTTTTGCGGAGAGTTATCCGCATTTCTGCTCTGCTGAAAATGATTATGCCCTGCATTTCAATCAAACAGATTTTGGTTGGGCAGGAAGTGTTTTTGTGATGTTTCTGACACCTGTCGCAATTACTTCAAAAATGAAGCTGCTTTTAAGCTATATGGTCGGTGCATCACAGGACGCTGAATTTTATCTTATTCCGAAGACAGATAAAACAGGGTCGGAATTGGCTCAGTATATCTATGAAGAAATCAAAGCAGAAAATGCTTTGAAATTATCATTTAAATGGCTCTACTCCGATACTTTTATTTCTGTGATGCAGTCACTTGAAAACGTATCGGATAGAGAATATTACCTTGCCTTCCAAGGCATATCGGATAATTCACATCCGATGGTAAAGTTTATTAAATTTATGAAAGGGTGATGTTTATGAAAGAAACAATCTGTATGATTGCAGGCGTGGTGGGAGGAGTGATTACCACACTGCTCGGCGGCTGGGATTCCGCATTGGCAACACTTGTAGTTTTTATGGGCATTGACTTTGTGACAGGTGTCGTAACAGCTGTCATGGGCAAATCCAAGCACAGCAGCAGCGGTTCTCTCAGCAGTAAGGCAGGCTGGATTGGGCTTGCGAAGAAGTTCTGCATTCTGCTCATGGTGGTGGTTGGTGTCAGAATTGATATTCTTGTTGGCACAAATTATATCCGTGATACCGTGTGCATCAGCTTCTGTCTGAATGAGCTGCTCTCCATTGTGGAGAATACCACACTCATGGGAATTCCGTATCCGCCGGTAATCAAGAAAGCAATTGACGTTCTGCAAACAAAGGTAGGCAGAACTGAAGATGAAAAGGAGGACAAATAAATGGCTATTTTAAGACCTGATACATCAACTACTCTGAATG